TGAAGAGCGAGTCAATGATAGTATTAGAGAAGTTAACGAGGAATTACGCGATATACGTGATGATTTGTCAGAGCAGATAGAGCGAATATTAGACAATCCGCTAAATTCAGAAGAATAGACCCAGAAGGGGATGGCATGAAACTTGATCCGGTTTTGTTAAGCATGGGATGCCGCTATGCGGCAAAAGCCTACGATGAGAGCATAAAAGACACGAAAAAGATTGAGTCTATAATGACTTCAACAACGGTGTTTGTTGCTAAACGCAAAAGCATTGATGTAATCGCTTTCCGTGGGTCTCAGCAGAAAACGGACTTCTTCTTTGATGGATTCGCTGTACCATTACCCTTTGGTGGCCGTCTGTGTCATGGCGGCTTTGTGATTGCCCTAAAATCGGTATGGGATGAGCTGAAGCCACACATAAACTATGAAAAACGAACGCTGATCTGTGGTCACTCGCTAGGCGGGGCGTTAGCAGAACTTACCGCCCTAAAGCTGCACACACGACACGAAAACCTTAATCTAGTGACATTCGGCAAGCCAAACACGTTTTTCAAGGGCTTTAAACAGCCTCTGGGCCTTGATAAGCAATATTCTGTGGTACACGGTAGCGATATGGTGGCCCGCATCCCAAGGCTCTTATACGGCCCCTCATGCAGTCAGACGCAGGTCTATTTTACCAATAAGGGTGAGTTGGTGCTGAATCCAAGCAAGGAGCTGAAAAGAGCAGATTTTCTTTCTGAGCCGGACGAGGCGGTGTCAGATCATTTTATGGCTGGCTATAAGGCCAGTGTGAACTCAATAGCCTAGAGAGGTGCTGATATGAAAGTTATAGCAATAACTATTGTTTTGTTTTTTAGCGGATGCATGACGGTGGATCAGGTGCGCGAGGCCAAGGGCGTCTATTGCAGCGGTATCTACAAAGGCATGAGGGCCGTGGGCAGGACAGCACTATCAGCAACAACAGGCGTTGTCGTAAGTGATGTGTGCGACACCATTGACGAGATAGTAAGCGAGGACGCTGATGGCGGGACTGACGGTAACAACAGCGGCGACAACTGAGGCGCTGACTGAGACACAGATACGAGACTATCTCAGGGTAGATCAGGACTCCGAGCTTGGCGTTCTGACCCTCCTACGGCGGGCAGCGAGGGAACATTGTGAAAACTACACAGGCAGGACGCTGCTTGATCAAACCCTGAAACTCTCTATTGATGGCATCAATGATGCTTATGATCCTCTGTTTGAGGGCTTTCGCGTTGGGCCATATATTAATTTCTATAAAGAATATATCGCTCTGCCTACAGCTCCGGTCCGTAGCGTCAGCCATATTAAGACCTTCAATGACTCCGACACAGAAACAACCTACGCATCCACACGATATTTCGTAGACACCGCGAGGGAGCCAGCGCGGGTAGTCCTACGGACAGGCGAAACGTGGCCCACGGCACTCAGAGTCGCCAATGCGATAGAGATTACGTTTGTGGCAGGATACGCCACCCCAGCAGATATACCGCATGCGCTGAAGATGGGAATGCTACAACACATAGCCTATATGTACGACCAGCGCGGTGACATGAAAGACTATCAGCAAACCCTCGCTATCCCGCCCATGATTGCCAAGCTCTATCAGCCCTACAAGCTCATCGCTGGGCTGGGTACGAGTTCATTCTCATCATTGGGGTAAATCATGCCGGAATATTCGTCAGGAGCGATGCGGGAACAAATTACGATTCAGACCGAGTCGCGCACCGCTGATGGCGGCGGAGGCTACACTCAAGCATTCACCACAAACTTCACGACGAATGCTTCTGTAAGTCCTGTGTCTGGGAAAGAGGATTACAAACAGGGGCAGCTGAGAGACACTACCCTTTTTGAATTTGTTATAAGATACCGGTCAGATAAAACAGTCACAGCCGCTAACCGTATCCTCTGGCGCTCTCGTACTTTTCAGGTAAGGAGCGTTATAAACCATCTGGAGCGGAACAAATATCTTGTCATGCGGGCAGAAGAGAATGTAGCCACATGATTAAAAATAAACAAAGATTTATCAAGACGTTAGAGCAAAGGTTGATTGATGGCCCCGTAACAAATATAGAGGTAGCGTTATTCAAATCTGGCGCTGCGGTACGGAACACAGCTATCAAAAGCATAGCTAGAGAGCCGAAAACCGGAAGGACATATGTCAGAGGGAATATCGTTCATCAGGCGTCTGCGGCGGGGGAAGCGCCAGCAACTGATACTGGTAGGCTTGTAAACAGCATCTATCACGACACAAAAAAAGAGGGAAGAACCCATATTGGGTTTGTTGCAGCTAGCGTGGACTACGCCGTCCATCTGGAGTTTGGAACGACCAATATGGCAGCAAGACCGTTTTTACAGCCCGCTTTACGGCAAAACGCGAAAAAAATTACCAATATTTTCAAGCGACAAGGATTAATAAAGTGACTGTCGGCCAGTTTGCGTTCCAACAAGCTCTGTACACAAAGCTGTCCAGCGATAGCACTTTGACCTCCTCGCTTGGTGCAAGTGTGTTTGATGACGTTCCACAGGGCAGCAACTATCCGTTTGTGCAGATAGGTGAGGACAGCACAGCTGATTTTTCAACCAAGGACTTAGTCGGCTCCGAAACAACGGTAAACATTCATGTCTGGAGCCGCAGTCACGGGGCCAAAGAGACTAAACAGATAATGGACAGGGTTCACACTTTGCTCCATGATGTATCCCTGTCCGTTACGGGATATAATTTCGTGAATGGACGTTTTGAATTTTCAGACGTTTTACGCGACCCAGATGGGATAACAAGACACGGTGTCATGCGATTTCGTGCGGTAATGTTAGGTACAAGTTAACACAGAGGTAAAACTATGGCAGCGCAAAAAGGCTCCGCCGTCCTAATTAAGCTGGCAGTAAGCGGAACGCAGACAACCATCGGAGGTTTGCGATCAAGCTCTATCAGTCTGAGCGAGGAAATGGTGGACGTAACAAATAAAGATAGCTCAAATAACCGGACTATACTTCCGGCGGCGGGCGTTCAAAGTATCACCATATCTGGCAGTGGCGTATTCACTGATGCGGCATCTGAGGTTCAGGCTAGGACAAACTTTGGCGGGGCGGCACTTCAGTCCATGTCATTTGTTATACCTGATCTTGGCACTTATGCGGGCAGCTTCCTATGCACCACGCTGGAATATGCGGGTGAGTTTAATGGTGAAGCGACCTACAGCATGACTTTTGAGGGAAGCGGATCAATAACATTTACCGCTGCATAAGGTAGAGCTATGGCTTGGCGTGATGTGAAAATCAAAATATCGGGTGAAGAATTTGATGCCAAGATGCGAGGCAACGAAATATTCGTGCCAATGACCATTGAGGATCAGGAATTCACTATTGAGGTAGACGGCGAACCCAGAGAGGTTGAGTCAGTTCGCGTAGATGACCGTGATGGGGTTGTCTATATCACAGTAAAAGCAGATGCGAAGGAGCAGTCAGATGACGAACCCGCTGAAGGGCGAAATGATGATAACGATGGGGGAGACTCAGTATAAAACACGGCTCACGATTGACTCTATCATTAAGATAGAAGAGCAATTAGACCGTGGAATACTGACTATCACTCAAAGGCTGTCAGAGGCAGATATAAGGGTGCAGCACTTATGCGTCATCCTTTATCACGCTTTGCGTGGCGGCGGTAATGATTTCACTGAAAAACAGGTCAAGAACATTGTTGATAAAACTGGCCTTGTTCCTTCCTGTCAGGCAGTCGCAGAATTGTTGACTGCTGCACTCATGCGACAACAAGCGCAAAATGATGAGCCAACCGAATGAGATTGATTGGTCAAGGCTCTATGAAATTTGTGTAGGCATGATTGGCATCCAGCCAAATCAGTTCTGGGAGATGTCTCCTGTTGAAGTGAACTTGGCTATCGCAGGGTTTAAGGAGTTCCACGGGGGGCAAACCGCTGACCCGATGAGCAGAGGCGAACTTGATAGGCTGATGGAGCTACACCCTGACTGATGGCGACCACTGTTGATGAGCTAATTGTCCAAATAAGGGCAGACACCGCTGACTTGCGGAGAGGTCTTAACGGCGTTAAGCAGCAGCTTGGCACGTTAGATAAAAGCACAAACCGATCCATTTTATCCTTCCAAAAGCTAGGCGGTATTCTCGCCGCCGTTGGGTTAGTGCAGATTGGCCGCAGCGTGATAAATACTTCACGCACGTTTGAAGACTTAAATGCGACTTTACGGGCTATCACGGGAAGTGGAGAAGGCGCGGCAGCGTCAATGCAACTCATAACCGCCTTCACCGCAACAACGACCTTCCAGCTAGAAAACGTCACAAGCGCCTTTACGACCCTTCTTAACGCGGGTATCACGCCAACTACAGATGTATTGTCAGACTTCGGCAATGTTGCGGCGGCGTTTGGCAAGGATATAACCCAAATCGCTCAAGCCGCATTTAACGCGACCACTGGCGAGATGGAAATGCTGAAGCAGTTTGGAATTATCGCTAAGGTAGAGGGCGATAAGCTGGCTGTGACTTTCAAAAACACAACCACCAAAATTGATAGAGACGCAGATTCTATCGTTGAATTTATCAGGAAAGTCGGCTCAGAAGAGTTTCCTACAGCGTTAGAAGAACGAGCCAACACGGTCAGTGGCGCATTTTCAAACTTAGCGGATGTGACATCAATTCTATTCAATACAATAGGTGAGAGCGGATTAAATGAAGCTCTGTTGAGTGTCGCGAAGGGTCTAATTGACATTGTAAATGCTCTAACTCCACTTGCGGGCGCATTAGGCAGGGGGATAAATACAGCGTTCCAAGCTATAGCTGCTGGCTTAGAAGCGATAAGAGCTAATGCGAACGTGGCTATAGCGGCATTAGGTATTTTATTTGGTCAGGCGGTGCTGAATAACATGGCCGCACTCAGTGGAGGATTGAAGACGCTCGTCACAAATTTTGGGTTGTTTGCGATGAGAATAATGAGGATCGCACGAACCAATCCGTTGCTTCTCTTTGGTGGATTGGCAATCGCTGTCGCTGCCCTTTCAGGAGAGATGGAGACCCTAAATGAAGGCATTGCTGCTACCGTTAAAGGATTTGACGATCAAATAATGCGAATACCGTACGTCAGCGATCTATATCAAGACCTGAAAGACCTTGTCGGCAAAACCACAGAGATATTTACTGCGGCGGCAGTAGCAGGGCCAGACTTTGAAGAATTGAATGAGAGCTTAGTGGAACTCGTCGGGCCAGCCGCTGCTGCGGGAGACAAAATCAAAGATAACGCAGAAACGGTGAAAGAAGCTATAGAAGGAATGAATGAATCCATCATTAACTCAACGCAACAAATGACTTCCAGCTTTATTACCGGATTAATGGAGGGGCAAAACGCCCTTGAAGGGTTTAAAAGTTTTGCTAAAAACATTGTTTCTCAAATCATATCTACGTTCCTAAATTTATTTGTTGTTAATTCAATCTTAAATAAAATATTTATGCCTCTTGGCATGGCGGAGTTACCAAACCTACCTCTAAGTCGCATATTTGGCGGCGCTCCTGTGGGAACTGCCGCTGGTGGCGGTGGCGTCAGCAGAAGGCAACCCATGCTAGTCGGAGAAAGAGGGCCAGAGCTTTTTGTCCCTAACACGGGCGGGCGTATTATGAATAACGCAGACACACAAACCGCAATGGCTCAAGGGGGTGATATAGTGGTAAATCAAACTATAAATCTTTCCGCTGGGGTTGTGGGGACAGTACGGTCTGAGGTTCAGCGTATGTTGCCTGACATAGCGAACGTGACAAAGGTTTCTGTGTTAGAGGCCGCAAGGCGTGGCGGGTCATACCGTAAGGGACTTTTAGGATCGTGAACAAACTCATCACCATACCAACTACACCAAACTTTATAGACAGTCAGTTCAGTTTACTAAGGGCGGTTGGAGTAACGGCTTCTCCATTTAGCGGAGTACAGCGCACTCAAGAATTTGACTTGGTTAGCTGGGAAGGAACGGCAACGCTACCGCCTATGAATCGTGATACAGCGGTGAACTGGCAGTCATTTCTACTGGAGTGCGTAGGTTCAAAAAACCACTTTCATTTTATTGATCCAGACGCGAAATCTCCGCAAGGCACATATGACCAAGACTACCTAACTGGGGATGTTAGGTTGGCCACGAATAATGCATCCCGAACATTATCATTTACCACGGATTCAAAAATAACTAGCACCAGTGCTGTGTTCGCAAATCTGGTGGCGGGTGATTTCGTTACTATATCCGGCGCTAACAAACCAGAAAATAATGGCACTTTTAAGATCACTACCTTTACATCATCCACAGACATCACGGTTGATGCCTCATTTATCGCGGAAAGCGGTACAGCAAACTGCACAGTGAGCCAAAATATCAAAGGTTCAGAGGCATTATCACTAGCTGCAAAAACCAACACGGGAACAGGGACTATAAAAAAAGGCGATTATCTAGCTATATATGATGGGGCGGCGGAGACATCAAACAGGATACAACTTGTAATGGCTACTGCTGACGCTACAGAGACATCTCAAAGCGGATCGCCTAACCACTACAGCGTAGCAATCCAGCCCAAGCTGCGGAGTGATCTGACAGACACCCATATCGTTGGGTTTAAATCCACGCACAATCAATCACGATTCAGGCTCGCAGATAATTTAATAACGTGGAACGCTGATCGCGTATCTCTATACGGTATAACGGTAGCATTCACTGAGGTCATCTAATGGCTAGTAGAGCTGGGATTGACACAAAGACTGCGCTGCGTCTAGCGCAGGATCACCAAGAAATTAAGTTTGCGATAAAAGCAGAGTTTGATACAGACACTGTGCGGCTGCATACGGGTGGCGGGACGCTTACGATAAATAGTGAAAACTATGAAGGCGCTGGCACATTGCTGGCAATATCAGAGATTGAGGACACAAAAGAGTTAAAAAGTTCAGGAGTGACCTTTCAGCTTTCAGGTATGGATTCTACTGTATTAGGGTTTGCTCTTAGTGAAAATTACCAAAACAGACCTATAACTCTATTCATGGCCTTCACATCCGGAGGCACTAATAATGTTGATGGCTTTTTGACGCTATACAGCGGACGCATGACGCAAGCAGACATAACAGATACATCAGAGGGAGCTACCATCACGCTCAATACTGAAAACAGACTTATTGATTTAAGCAGACCATGCAACCTGAGATACACAAATGAGAGCCAAGAGCATTTGTTTGCTGGAGACACCTCATTAAATCAAATACACAAGGTTACTCAAATGCAAATATTCTGGGGACGCTCTGGACAAGGTGGAGGTGGGTCATCTATAGCGGGAATGCAAGGTGGTGCTAGTGGCTCAAATATAGATGATTTTGATTTGTCCTCAGAAAAATAGCATGAAAAAGCTAGCGGATTGGAGAATCAATTTAAGATTATTTTTCGCTATGCACAAAGACTATCCCTTCACATGGGGCAGTTGGGACTGCTGTAAGTTTGCTGACGGCGCAATCGTTGCGATGACTGGACAGTCAATCATACCGGAAAGTTTCCAATGGCATGATAAAAAATCAGCAATAAAGATCATAAAAGAAAATGGCGGAAATTTGACAGAGTGCGTCAAATATTTGGCGTTAAAGGCTGGCATGAAGCATACCAGAACCATACAGCTAGGCGATCTAGTATGCTACAAGCAAAAAACAGCCGCCGTTGGAATATGTGATGGGTTTGGGATAAGAGCGCCATCAGACGAGGGCGTGGCTATAGTCAGCAAAAATTATGCGACAGAGGTTTTCCGTATAGATGGCTAAGGCAATAAAAACAGCGATCATCGCGGCGGCAGTCACGTTCGTGACCATCTACACTGGTGGTCAAATACTTGGCGCTCTTAAAATTGGTACAGGCGCGGTGGCATTTACTGCCACGCAAGCCTTACAGTACGCAGTGATTACAGCAGTTGGAACCTTAGTGGCTTCCGGTGTTGGTTTGCTCAGTAGCAAAGGAGTAAATGCTACGAGAGGTAACTTTGGCACTAAGCTCACTGTCAGATCAGCGCAAGCACCGAGACAAATAATATATGGAAAAGCAAGGGTAGGTGGTGTTGTCGCTAAAATGGAAACAAGCGACATACCAAATAATGAGCCTAATACAACCTTACACATGGCTATCGTAGTCGCGGGCCATGAGATACAAGGGTTTGAAAAGATTTATCTCAATGACGTTTTGCTGACATATACCGCTGGGACAGCTAGCGGCGAAACTGTATATACCGTAACCAATTCAGAGTTCACTAACACGGATAATCAGAATTTTGGTAGCGGTAGATTAGTAAGGTTCACTTTCCATGACGGCAGTCAAACAGCAGTAGACGGCTTAGCTCAGGCATCTCTTGGCAGCACTAAGTACCCTAACACCGCAAAATTTCAGGGTATGGCTTATTTTTACTTTGAGATGATTTACGACCCAGAAAAAAACGGCCAGATGCCAGCCTTATGGTTTGAGCTAAAAGGTAAAAAAGTGTTTGACCCCCGCAGCAACAGCACCGCATGGTCAGATAATCCAGCATTAATTATTAGAGACTTCCTCACGGATACGACATACGGACTTAAAGCTACAACCAGTGAAATAAATGACGGCGCTAATAATGATGTGGGCAGCTTTTATGAGGCCGCTGATATTTGTGACGAGACAGTATCTATACCTACAGGAAACAGCACGACATACACAGTCACGGTTGTTTCTACAGGCTCCGGTAATAAATACGCAATAGACGGAACCCAACAGCCCACTCTCTCGCTAACGGAGGGTAATACCTACACGTTTGACCAGAGTGACAGCAGCAACTCCAATCATCCTCTGCGCTTCTCTTCAACCTCTAACGGCACACATGGCGGTGGCTCTGAGTACACCACAGGGGTCACAACCAATGGAACAGCGGGTAGCTCAGGTGCATATACAAGGATCACGGTGGCTGTGGGCGCTCCGACTTTGTATTACTACTGCACAAACCACAGCGCGATGGGCGGAACGGCAAACACGCCATCAGGTTCAACGGAAAAACGCTACACGGCAAACGGCTTCACTAATATGTCAGCTTCAGGTGACGGCGTTTTGGAGGGCTTGCTGTCAGCTTGTGCGGGGTCAATTACATACACTAACGGCAAATTTAATTTATTCGTGGGCGGCGATCAGACGCCGAGCCTGACTATCACAGATGATGACATTCTAAGTGAGGTGGCTGTATCTACAAAGTCTAGCGGTGGAGAACTTTATAATACGGTAAAAAGCATTTTCGTGGACGGCAGTGATAAATATGAAACTATGGAGGCTCCTGTCTACTCAAACGCTACCTATCTTGCGGAAGATACGCCTTCAGGAGAAAGCTCCGCAAACTATAAAAATATATTGGAGCTGCAATTTCCGTTTACTGTCTCTCAGACTATGGCGCAGCGACTTGGGTCAATAGTTTTAGACAGGCAGAGGAAAACTACGACTGTATCTTTTTTAACCACTTTAGAATATATGCGGCTGCAACCTAATGATTGGGTTCAAGTAACGAATGAAAGAATGTCTTTCAGTTCTAAGGTGTTTGAAGTCATATCCACGAACTTAGAGTTTATGGAGGAAGGCGAGTCCGTTTTTGCGGCAACTCGGTTGACGCTTCAAGAAATTGACACAACTGTATATGACTATGCCGCAAGTGATTATGTAGATTTCGCTGCTGATGGGGCAGCTACGGTAGGTGGCAGTCTAGCCATATCAGCGCCTACTAATTTGACCCTGTCGCAAGTAAACGGGCAGGAGGGAGCGACAGCCAAGATATCCGTAAAAGTTTCGTGGACAAACGCATCAGATGACGCGATACAAGGAACAGAGATATCGTACCGACTTGGCACCGAAACTGACTCTGATTACAAAACCGCCGCTATGTCAGGCAGGGGGATTAGCACCGCCACATTTGCTGGCGCAATCGTGGGGACTCAATATTATGTCCGTATTAGACATTTTGCTTTTGATAATGTTGTTTCTGGTTACACTTCTGCTGCAAACATTACTATTGCTGAACCTGACACTATCTCAGCCCCTACCTCCGTATCCGCGACCACGGGCAAACAGGGGTTCATTGACATCGCCTTTACCGCCCCAGCGGTAGACAGTGTTACTAAGGTAAACATACATTTCAGCACTTCTAGCGGCTTCACGCCCGCTTCCGGCAATTTACTAACCTCAGTAGCAGTGACCAAGGGCGCAGTGATAAAGCACCCTGTAGGGCTTGTGAACGGCCTAGCATACGGCACGACCTACTACTTCAAGCTCACAGCAGAAAACTCATACGGCACAGTCTCCAGCGCATCCAGTGAGGTGAATGGCAGCTTCACGCAAGTCACAACTTCTGACATTGTGGACGGCGCTCTAAGCGTGGCGAAGTTTGCCAGCAGCATTGAGCCTGTCAGTCTTGTCACCAGCGTCCCCTCTAGCAAAAGCACAGAGACCGTCTTTAACACCAGCACCAACACGCTGCTCCGATGGAACGGCTCGGCGTATGTGTCAGCACAAGGCGCATCTAATTTCAGTGAGCTTTCCGGCACGATCACCAGTACACAGATCACAGACAGCGCCGTTACATCTGCCAAGATCGCATCAAATGCAGTCACAGCGGCCAAGATAGCTGCGGGAACCATCACCGCAAACGAAATAGCATCTAACACTATTACAGCGGGAGTTATTCAGGCGGGGGCGATTGGTGCGACAGAAATAGCAGCGAACGCACTTTCCATCGCGAAGCTCACAAGCAATACATCAAAAGAATATAGCACGGGTTCTGACAGCGGCAGCAATTTCAAGTTTGAGATGGGAACCAGCACAAGCATAGGCGGGTTCACAGGTGCTGCTATATTCCGCACAGCGGCCTCCTCTGGGTTTGGTGTCGGTGGACTAGCAAATGCCTCAAACTCCATAGCTGTAGCAGGGCAACAAGCAAACAATTCCAGCGCGGCGTTCGGCGGGTTTTTTGCAAACTCTACGGCTCTTGGAAGCACAACTCATAGGACACAAGCCGGAGTATGCAGTAACACACTTGCTTTAGTTACTGCTGATGATGAAAGCACACCGAATCGTGTGGAACTGTCAAACAGCAGCAATGCCATCAATACCGTGGGAAATGTTTATGTTGACGGTAACATCACCGCCACGGGAACCATATCGCCGTTCACAGGAACTCACGATGGCCTTATGGCATCCGGCGACAACCCTACAGCGGGGGACATCCTTGTTGACACGGAGGTAGCCATCAAGCGAAACCTAAGCAATACACTTTTCGTTATGGCTCAAAGCAGCGCATCAAATCAAGCAGCTATCGGCATCTATGGCGGGGATCAGCCCAGTGGTTATGTGCCAGCATCAGCAGCAAAAGAAATCACCCTTCCAGACATATATGGCACATCAGTCGCAGAGCGCGACAGTGCCTATGATTCGGTATTTGAAAATCGTAAATGTGTGATCGTCAATGCACTAGGCGAGGGTCAGGTCAATGTCTGCGGGGAGGCTGGTAACATCTCGGCTGGGGACTTGATTGTCACATCCAGCACGGCGGGCAAGGGTATGAAGCAAGCGGATGATATTGTCCGTGGCTATACAGTAGCGAAAGCAAGGGAATCAATTACTTTTGACAGCGCATCCGATACAGGGCAGATCGCCTGTATTTATCTCTGCGGATAGTTTCACATGAAACATTGGAGGCAATATGAAGCTAGGTGGATTACTTAAATCACTTGCACCGACGATAGCCAGTGCAGCGGGCGGGCCAATGGCTGGCATGGCGGTCAAGATGGCGGCGAACAAGCTCGGGTTGCCAGAAACTGCGACAGCAAATGAGATAGAGGACTTAATAGAACGTAAGCCAGAGAAGGCGGTGTTAGTAAAAGAAGCAGACAGGGATTTCAAAAGCAGAATCAGAGAGATGGAGATTGACTTAGAGTCATTCAAAACCGAAGTAGAGGATCGTAAGGACGCTAGAGCCAAGTTCTCTGGGGACATTACCCCAAAGGTGTTCTGTATCTTGGCGCTGATACTGTACGGAGCTTATGTCATGGCAGTTACTATCATGCCTCATGATCAAAATGACGAGACCATCATATCACTCGTACTTGGTCAGCTGTCCGGAATACTCGGCACTTGTGCGGCTTTCTTCTATGGCGGATCAAACGGAAAAGGATGATTATGGAAAACTTAATTAAGATGCTACGTATTCACGAAGGAGCAGAAACCCATGTGTACAAGGACACAGAGGGTCTAGAGACCATAGGCGTAGGGCGGTGCATCGCAGAAGGTTCGCTAGGTCTCTCCTCAGACGAAATAGACTATCTACTTATGAACGACATAAAAAGGATAGAGGAAGAGGCTAAGGAGTTTGATTGGTATGAAGGGTTAGACACTGTCCGAAAAGAGGCAATACTCAACCTACTTTTCAATCTAGGAAGAACAAGGTTTGGTCAGTTCCGAATGGCTATAGCGGGGATGCAATCTGGCAATATGGACAAAGCAGCGGATGAGTTCTACGACAGTAGATGGCGTGTCCAAGTCGGCAAACGGGCTGACGAAGTTTGCCATATGATACGCACAGGAACGTACCCAGATGGCTTTGAGCAAAACCCAGAGTCGTAAGCTAGGCGTACTTTTGGCCGTTATTTCCGGCGAGTCTTTGCCGACTGAGCATCTACAACAGGCCATAAAGTCTGAGTTTGTAGTATTTTCTGACGGGCGCTATCGCCTTACCCCAGAGGGCATAGATGAAAAAAATAGACTATGCACACTGGCGGGCCTAAACATAAGACTGACAAGTGAAAAAAAGCCCCAGTCCAAAGACTGAGGCACAATCTCAAGGGGTCTTCAATGAAAAAGCTGACTTCACAAGGTCAGCTACCCAATCCTTATATTTATCTGGAACCTTGTCAAGAGCCTCTCTTCTTTCTGCGCGTGTCTTTAGGGCCATGATTTCTGCCGCATATTGCCGAGGCCGTTTTTCCTGTTGCATTCCTATGACTCTAATCTCTCCAATAAAATTTTCTGATCAATAGTCGTACCGCACACAGGGCATTCAGTCTTACCTAGCTCCGCCGCATACCACTGTAGAACAGTGGAGCCATGCGTGATCCAGCTGCCCTCAAACAATCTGAGCATAGACTCTACAGCACCCTCAATGCCTTTTTCGTCAGCGATCTCTTTGAAGTTACTTTTCATGGCAGACAGGGTCAGCTCAGACGCCATCTTAGAAAAGTAGCTACCGTCATCGGATACGAGACGCTCTAAATCAAATATTTGGCTCATGTAGGTTGTACTCCTCTATCGTTATGTTGTCTTTTAAGGCGGTTCTGTAGGGCTTTGTATATCGGACGTAAAAACGAATCTCTTCATAGAATGAGTTTTGTCCATTGAATCCGCTACGACCGGAAACCCTGTTTACCGTGTACTTAGGGTAATATTTCTGCCACAAATAACCTTTATTGCGATTTCTTTTATGACGATGCGCCTTATCGCTCCAGATACCGTACTTCCTCTTCAAAGCGTTCCTAACGGGAGCGACAATGTTAGCGATTTCGGTATCGGTCAGTGGACCATCTACTAGGATGCACTCATCGGTTTCTGGTTCTAATGTGTAAATAGCTTCCTGAAGATCGGTCAAAGCTGGTTTGCTAGGCAAAGGCTTCTTCTCTTTCTTGAAGATAGTTTTAGTGAATGTTAAATCAGACATACTTTCCCCTTTAGATTGAAGTGACCCGTGACGTGGGTCAGCCGGAGGGATCATCGGTTGGAATCGCCACTTGACAGGTCAAGAGCTTAGACCGACTCCCACTGCGGGTGTTTCAGAGCTACCGAGGATGGCATACCTACCCACCGCCCGCTGGGGTTCTATTACCAATCAATATCTAGATCATCCCAAGTTACCTGTTCACGCTCGGTACGCTCCTTGACCGTGATCTTGGTATCTTTGGTGACTGTGTTTCGGACGCCCTCTAAAAGAGCTTGCTCAACGTAGCCGTACCACGCCGAGCTATCGCCGTCCTCCTTGGCTGGGCAATCTGTGACGGCCATGACATCCTTCTTGGACACCTCCACATCACCTGAGATGTCCTCCTCTATGTCTATGACGATTCGGCGATGCCGAGTACCCTCAACTTTAAATCTCATTGTGTATCTCCTTATCAATGTATTTATCAACTTACGAGGGAAAGTATGTCCCGTCTAATCGCAAAAACAAACAAAAAATAAGAAAAAACATCATTTATACTCCATACCAGTCTAGGAAAGTGAGAAGGATCACGCCCGCCACAAAGATGTGACAGGCGACATAAAAGATCACTTGTTTAATCGTGTCCCAGATCACGATTGATCCTCCTGCACGAATCTGCTGATTATTTGAGATGACTTTTCATGCAAGCCATCCAAATAGGCCTCAAGCTGCTCTTCATTTTTCTGTTCCTCTGCGGCTTTAGAATATCCGGCAGGGCGAGGGGACCTATCCCTGTCAGCAGAAAACTCTTCAGAGTCTCTGACAAGCTGTTGATAAGTGCCGTCAAAGTCCAAAGCCTCTTGCTCAGTAGCAAAGTCGCTAGTGATGCGTCCATCATCACAGCCGCAGGGTCCAGTAGGGCAATCTTCATCAAGGTAGTGAACGCCTTTGACGCTATAGCCAGTAGGGTTCTCAGTGGTGTGTTGGAAAAGAGCTTCAGCCCGCTCCCATGCTTGGTCGCGATCTTCAGCGCGAATAAATACAGTCTCCATGTGACTGCAATCGGTGTTATAACGGCGTATCCAGACTGAAAAAAATTGCATCAAAGTTACTCCTATTGAATTTAAAAGGTTGCCCCTCCGGAGAGGGGCGGTGTGATTAAACTACTGTGACTTGAATTGAGTTGATCGGTGTGTGATAGATGCTATAACCCGCGATTTTGCAGTAGCTAAGTTGGCGTCCACCCGCCTTATTGTTGTAAGTGCAGTGTTCACCAACATTTCCGTAAGAATTTCCGTTTACTATCACGGAGTAGACATTTACGAAAGGCTTGAAAGCTCCAGCCTTTTTAATCGTTTCCTGAGAGCCGTCCTGCATGATCGCAGTGAACTCATACTTACCATTCTTGAGTTGCTTAGCTTGAATTGTTTGAATGTTTGCTGGATTAGTCATCAAAGTTACCTTTATCAATTTAAGTGAAAGTGTTTACGGTATCTATTATCTTCATCCGCAACATAAAAACAACAAAAAAACAAAAAAAACAAAAAAAATTAACAATAATCCGGCTTATACTTCTTATATAGTCTAGCAGCCATCATCGTGAAGCCTCTTCTGTGAGCTAGGCTGAGAAGCTCGTCTATACGCTCCCTCTCAGCCTGACCTCTTTTCCACACCCTGTGATCATCGCTATAGGCATAAGTCCAATCATGCGCCTTTAGTGCTTTCTCTAGCTCATCAATGAAGGTAGGTATTATGTCTAAGTTGGTGATAGTGCCATCTGTTTTCAGGTAGTTATTGTTTTCTGACATGCTTGTCTCCTTATGGGCCAATCTTGACCTTACCGAACGATTCGCGCCTATATACAGCATCCGGCTCAATCTCATAGCCTAGATGATCTATTTCTATGATCTTTTCACACGCCCACCGACTCGTTTGCAGGGCTTTTTTCACCTCATAAGTGTCCTGAGCCCACATCTCTACCCACTGCGTCTGTAGAGCTTTGTCCCCAAAGCTCCGCAAATCCTCCGCGTATTGCCTGTTGAACATGCGGGCGGCATATAAATTTTTCGTCAAACCCATTGTTATCCCTCATGCGGCCTTATCGGCAGCATCAGTATTCTCCTTAGCTAGACTCATCAGGTAGTCAAAAGCCTTTTGAGCCGCGCTGAAGGCGTGGGTCATGGCTTTCTCGTTGTCTCTGATAGCCTCTAGCCATCCGTTTATGTACTGAGCGTGATCGGCTCTCACAGTTTTCTCAATCCCAAGCTCGGCACAAAGCATAGCAGACCCAATCTCAGCTATTAGCTCTTCTTGAGCGTATAAAGCCCGACTAAGATCGCGATCTAATCTTTTAGGATTAGCCGTCCAATGAGTGAGTTCGTGACCCTTAGTAGAGTAGTAGTCAACGTCAGAGTGGAAGTCACTCTTATTTGGTAGGAATATCTGATCGGTAGAGGGTTGATAGTATGCCTCATCTCCACCATGGTTGATAACAGCGCCTGTGGCTTGGAAAAACGCGTCAATCTCTAGCGTCTCAGCCTCGGTAAGCTCCGTCTTAGCCTCGTGATCAGCGATCTCTGGAGTGTAGTTCTCTATCTGCTCGGCGTTGTATACATTATATCTCGCCCAACACCAGTAAGTCGGCAGTTTACCACTAGCTCTATATTTAGCCTTTTCCTCCGGAGTCAGCCATGACTCCTTTTTTTCTTTGACTTGTGAGAAAAATATATTGGTATATTGCTTACGCTGATCCTTTTTGACCTTATAGCCCTTGTCTGTCCACTGCTTCCAAGTCCCCCATTCATGGGAATCATAGCCTTGAACGGCCAGCCAGAAGTAATTTAAGCCCCGATATGGCTTTTTTGAAAGGTAGTTTGCTGGACGAGAAGAGCCGACCCAAGACTTTGTCCAGTTGGCTCCCTCTGTCTCTATTAGCTGTATAAGTTTAGCTTGAACTCTAGCGAAAGTATTTGCGCTCATCAAAGTGACTCCTATCAATTTAAGTGTTTATCAAAATTACGAGCATATTATGCCACAAATTTAGGCAAAAGAAAACCCAAAACGGGTTTTTTGGAAATGTAGATCAGATATATCGCATAGATCGCATATATTAAATAGAAACCAAGCCAAAACCGCGTTTTGTATTAAATATATGATATAGATCGCATATATCACATATATTCATCTAAAAAGCGGTAGTAGGCTCCTTGTTCTTGGGGTCAAGAGCAATTTTAGTGTACTCAGTCTGGCTTTCTGATACCTTTTTCCACCCTCCTAGCTTGTACTGTTGCCCGCCGATAGTGACAGGCCCGCTGATATCTGGACTGTTATCGCTCCGCTTATCAGCCTCACTGTTTATATACAGCAGTCCGGCGCTGACCATAAACTCATACTTATCCTCACCGTTTACGGTGGTTTTCACGATAGCCGCGTAAATGTTTTTATCTTTACTGTTCGGATACTCGCCTTTTTCCATCAATACCGAGCCTTTCCGAATCACCTTTGACTCTGTCTCATGCCAAAGATAGCCCTCTCGCTCTCTTTTTTCAAAAGGGGTCTTTTTGTCGTGCATAGCTGTTCTCCATGTAATTAAGTGCTGACTCAGTTATTCGGTATTCGTAGCCTTTAGACCCCTGTATACGGCGCTTCAGGACTATCTCACCAAATTTCGGCAAGCCGTACTTGGCCCTAGCCTCTTTTTTTCTTAGATTTCGGAGAGCCGCCGAGATGGAAGGCTCCCCATAGAATGTTCCTACTTTTCGGTGGATACGCGCCTGTAAGTCCCAAAACGACCAATATCGGACAGAGCCATTGACATCACGCTCCAAGAGGCAGTTATAAACGCAATCATCTAATGTCAGCTTACTCATAGGCTTCCACCATTTGACGCAATCCACTAGTGTGCTTTAGGTCTACACCCTCCTTAGATGCTGCTTTTAGAGCTTTGCTTACGGTGTCTTTATTTTTTCGGTAGATTTCTCTGCAAGCCGCGCTCTCTGGGTCTTTCACCATCAGCCGGAAGGTAGACCAGAACAGCTCTGCTGTCTTTACGTTAGCCACTACGAACCCTTTCTCACCGACTATGTTGAAGCCATCTGTGGTGTCTACTTTAGGCTTATTATTAATGGCGTTATCTACCTCAAAAGCACTGGCATACTCGCCTCCGTGAAGACCTATGTTCGCCAGAGCGCGTCCGACAGCAGAGGTCTCGCAGTTCTCTAAGGCGCTAGTAGAGTTTATTGGTCCCTTCCTGAACTCCTCGGCGAACCCGCTTCCGATAGGCTCCCAAGCCCCGTCTTGCTTGACGTAGACGGTGCATCGCATACACACCCGATCTAGATCGCAGTCAATAATTTCAGTTTCAAGCCTAGCTTTTTCGCCGAAATGCTTACGAAATATCTCTACCCGCGTAGCTACCAAAGCGTATCGCTTACCCTTGATTGGCTGTTTTTTTTCATCAGGAAGGGCGGATATTTCGTCTATTGCGTTCATCAATGCAGTTTTCATAATTACTCCCAAATAGTTTTAGCAAATAATACTTCCTCTTTAGACCATGACCATTTGTCATAGTCTGGGTAAACAAGACTAGCGATCTCCCTCGGATCATCAGAGTAAGAAAGCAGTCTTGTAATGGCAGATATTGCTCTCTCCACATCGCGGAGATGATCCTGCCAATCCGGCACGTCAAAAGTCACAACCTCACTGGTGCGACTAGTCACATAAATATAGTCAACTTTAGGTGTAGCAAGTTCCGCGTGTGCATATATAGCTAACTGCCTAGCTACGGAGGAACGTAGTTCTGGCTTGCGGCGTGTGGTCTTGATGTCTCGCACGATAGCATTCTGACCCTCACCGTAGATTAAGTCTAAATAGCCATTTACGGGTACTGGGCATTCAGCTAACGTCACATTTATTTGTTTTTGATACGCTGTCGGCTTTCCTAGCTTGCGATAGAAGGGCAGGGCAGTATCTAAGCATGCCTCTAGCCTTCCCGCTTCTTGCGCTGTCTCATGCTCATCTACCTCATATCCCTCTTTCTGCCAGTAGTCAGCAAGGCCAAGGTATTGCTCCATAGCAATAACTCCGCACTCTGCGTCCGAGAGGGGGTCACCTCCGCCCTCTAGCATACCGAACATCCGTCCGATGGCGCTGTCTACGGCGGTTCCGCGCCAGAATACAGGCTTCTGCTGTGATGGCGGGTTGAATAGGTATCGCATTACCCAACGAGCAGGGTCTTCTATAAAAAGATTGATGTTGCTGGCAGATAGGTGATCTATGCCATGAGCAGCGAATGCTGATTCTGTATGGCTCATCAAGTCAGTCCTCAATTTACTGTGAATATCAGTTTAACTACGTTATTATGCACCCGTAACGGGATAAAAACAAACGTATTATGCGCTTAAAAACCTACCTGACAAGCCGATCCAAAACCCAATCCTCTTTCATTAAAGAGGTTTATCAAAAAACTGGGCATAGATTACCCCAAGGCACACTTGCCAAGTATCTGATTGGTCAACGCATCCCCAGAAAAAAAGAGATGCTCATCATCCATGACGTGACCGAGGGCGCTGTAGAGCCGAATGATTTTTATTTTGGAGGAGAAGATGACTGATTTCAGCGTCCAGATGATGGACATCACAGAGGTAAAGGAGTATCAAAATAATCCGCGTCAGAATAATGTGGCCATACAAAAAGTGGTGGAAAGCATTCACAACATAGGGTGGCGAGTCCCCATCGTCGTTGATGAGGATAACGTCATACTGGCGGGACACACACGACTGAAAGCAGCTCAAGCGATGAACCTTACGAAAGTCCCTGTTCATGTAGCGCTGGATGAAAAAGGTCAGCCACTTAGCGATCAGCAGAAAAGGGCATATAGAATAATGGATAACAAAAGCTCAGAAGCAGCGAGCTGGGATGCCAAGCTCCTCGCTGAAGAGTTTGCCGTGTTAGCAGACGGTGGCTTTGACCTGATCGGCACTGGTTTTGACGCTGACGAGATAGAAAAAATCACTAAGTCTCTTATGAAATTTGACGCTGACGAGCCATCCATGGAGCTAGACAGTAGTGACTTCAGCGCGTTTGATGACTTGCAGACGAGCAACGTCAGGATGGTTAATCTATTTCTCAATCAAGATAATGAGGAATATTTCAAAGAAATGTGCGCGGCGCTGGGAGAGAATCTCGGTACGGCTAATATGACCGAAACAGTATTCCAAGTAATAGAAAAGGCTTATGGCGAGATCACAAGATGAGTCGCAGATACGATCTGAAGCCAGCGTATAGCTTTGATGAGGCTAAAGAAACAGCGGGCCAAATGGTCAGTGAGTCAGACTTTGACATCTTGATAAACACAGATTGTGACGCTTATGATGAGCTTGGTAATCCATTGTTTTTCTTTAGAAAAGGCGCGATTGATAAGAGGCTTTGTGCAGCAGCGTACCCAGCATTGAGAAGTGCAGCAACGCCTACGAGTAATCGTGGGATGGCGGGTGGAATCATCAATGAAGAGACCAAGTCAGAGTTTCAAGGCGTTCACGAAAAAACACGCCTGAGAATCATAAAAAAAGATGGCACTCTGAGTAATACGACCAGAGCAAATAGCGTAAACTCTGGCATCGTAGGCTACTTTGATCGCACAGCAAGATTCCCATATTGCCGTCAAACAGCGTGGTATGAGAAAAATTTTAATCAGTTTAAGACAGCCTATCCCTACATTAAGAGGATATCAGACCTTTTTTCAGAGGCGTGTCCGGAGAAATACAGCGCACAGAGGGCAATATCAGATCAGACCCACCCTGATTTCATGATTAAAGACACTGTGTTCACAACGATCACGGTAAATAAAAATTTTCGCACAGCACTTCACACAGACGCCGGAGACTATCAAGGCGGTCTAGGCAATCTCGCAGTCCTGCAAGCAGGAAAATACACTGGTGGTTACACGGTCATACCTCGGTATCGCTGTGCATTTGACGTCAGGACAGGGGATGTCTGTTTCTTCAACGTCCATGAGTATCATGCGAACACCGAAATACATGCGCAGCTAGCTTATGAGCGTATCAGTATTGTCTGTTACTACCGAGAGCACATGCATGCATGCCTTTCAGCAGAAGCAGAGTTAAAGCGCGTCCAGAATAGGAAGCTAGGTGATAAGCTGCAATGAACTTCGTGCAGTTCAGTAAGGTGTTGATAGAAAGCGGTGATCTTGACCCTGATTATATTTTTATCAATAGAGCATGTGAGGCTCTTGATTGGGACAGGGAGCGAAAGGCGCAATGGATCGCGGCTAAAAGTGTCATCTATAACAGCATTGGAGAGCTAGAATTTCTGATCCACGGAAGACATTTCAGTCTACTAGATTACGGCTCAGAAAGGCGAAAGCATAAGCCAAATGCAGAGCTTTTCTGGCATGCCTTGTACAGCAATGCACAGTCTCATGGTGGGTTTTACCGCATGTTTAGTAAGGTTCATCATGATGCGAATGTTGCGCTCAAACAGCTGCAGAAGTTTCAAGGCGTTGGGCCGTGGGCGGCATGGAAGATACTAGACCTATTAAATTGCTGTCTTGGATTTAATTTTGACTTTGAGCGTGTAGATTTCCGGCTGGCCTATGAATATCCGATAAGAGGCATGCTCCTAGTCGCTGGGGAGAATGAAGAGCTTCATCGGAGGGTTACTGACGGTCTGTACTCGGAGTCTATGGAGGAGGTCTACGATCAACTACGCGATGCTAAATTACTGCAATCTTTAGCGCCTCCCGAATATGAGCGCAAAATCAACATGCAAGAGATAGAAACATGCCTGTGTAAATATCACAGCTACTACCACGGTCATTACAAGGCTGGGGAGGATATAGCTGACCTTCATAAGTGCATAGACAAAACGGAATATTCTGATATTAAGGAGTTAAAGCCATGCCTGCCGAAACTCTTAACATTGTAGGGGCTGGCTTAGCGGGTAGCTTTGTTGAGCGGATTGCTGCTAAAAACAAGATAAAAACTAGAATATTTGATGAAAGAAACTCCTATGCCGCTTCACCGTATAGTGAAAATATCTTTAGTTTTGGATGGGCTGATCGGTTAGGGCATGAGATCGCGGAGGTAAGTAAACGAGTTCTGAAGGACACAGTTCAGGTAGATGAGGTGTATTTTCGTAACAAGAACCTGATTAAGTCCTATCGTGTTCAACCAAAAAATATTCTTGTAGATCACATTAAGGATAGCGTGACGGCTGTCTCTGATGAGGGCGTTCAGACCCAAAATAATGGGTTTCAGCAAGGCGCTACCATCGTTTGTGCTGGCGCGTTCTGCAACGAGCTAGTCCCTGTTCCCAGCCTCAACTCACTCTCCGGCCATGGCTTATTGTTCAATGGTACTTGGAAAAAAGAACCGATGATGCTTATGCCTATCCCCCATAAACATTTTAAGGTCTTTCAGTTTGATGAGGACAGAATATGGTTCGGCGACAGTGTCGCGATAAAACATCAAAATTACGTCAAAAATCAGGAAACATACATTAATAAGAGCCTGAACAGGGCTAGAGAATATTTCGGTCTCATTAATCCTGCTGAGATAGTGTTCGGCATGAGACCTTATGTTGGCGTCAATGCGCACAATCCCAAAATGGGTCACTTAGAAAGGATCAGTAGGAGAGTATGGGTAATGACAGGTGGCTGGAAGATGGGCCTAATGATTTATCCGTATCTCGCTGAAAAGTTTATACGAGAGTACGCATGAAAGCGATAGCAATCGGTGGTGTGCCAGCAACAGGGAAAACGACACTCGTCAAAGCTATGCTTAATATTCTGAAACCTAACCAAAAGTTAAAATACGGGCTACTACGAGGCCTAGTAAAAGATGATACCGCTGTGCTTGGGGTCTATGAAAATGGTGAAACCTTCTCAGGAACTGACCGATTGTCCATGGCCGTTCAGACACACTATGATTCTTATATAAACAGGCAGCTCACGAATGTTGTTTTTGAAGGTGATAGGCTCTTCACAGCCAATAACCTCATCAGTCTTTTGGAAACTTTTGATACTAAGATAGTAATTCTTGAAGCTGACCCTCAAACACTTTCTGAGAGACATAAATCAAGGGGTGATACCCAGACAGAAGTATTTTTAAGAGGCAGGGAGACGAAAATTAACAATATTAAGTTAAACCCTAAGATTCAAAAAAATTTTGAAACATACGTTTTGCGGACTGAGGATAAAACAATAGCATTAGCCGCTGAACTTATATCATGGCTTGGTCATTGATTCCGTTTTGGGTCATGCTCATCCCAGTTTAGCTCACTGACAGTCACTTCACATCTCGGCAGCGCCTTATCTAAGTATCTCTCACAGGTGATTTTCATTATTTGTCTGTCATTTTTGTACCAACGATCTTGCAGCCCATCAAGAATCAGGGATGGGTCTAAATCTGGCCTTCTGTCTTTGTAGTAGATTTTTATGTCGGCGTGTAAAGAACCCTCTAGAAAGGGCTTACGCAGTATCTGTTTGCTGATATCCGTCGCGAATACCATTGCTTTTTTAGATTTAATTACTCGCGGGACACCGCCATGAAAGACGATCCTGCGAGAGTTAGCCTTACTTTGGCATTCACCATATATCGTCGCGCGGTATGAACGCATATATTAATCGGCGTATCTTCTGTCGCTATAGTATGACCAGTCATCATCTGACATTACCCTTTCTTTGTACGTCCGATCATTGAAGTCGTAGACGAATTCCGCTTGCCCTATCTGGCCGTATAGCCCTTGCTCTCTGATTTTTCGGGTCATAAAGGTAGTGGTGTTTTGGTCAAAATCTCTGTGGATAGTCACGATAGCATCTGCCTGATTATGCCAATGTGCTGCGCCGCTAATCTCATAGGCAGATGGTGGATCGTACCGACCCTGATTTGATTTCTGTAGTTTAGTGGGATGCGCAACGACAAAAATCGTGCAATCGTGCACTCTACCAAATCGCTTACACAGGGAGATAAAGTCCCTAATATGCTCGTCTTCGCGCTTACCATTATTTCTAGAGGCATCCACTTCGTTGTAAGGGTCAATCACCAATCCATTGACCCCAAACTTCATCACAGAACTTTTAGCGATCTCTAATATCAAATCAATCTTTGGAACGCTATCCCGTGTTTCAATGAAGTAAAAATGTTTATATAGGAATGCTAAGGCTTCATTAAGCTCTTTTTTGTCCATGCGCTGATTGAACCCTTCATCAAACGCCTTACCAGATATCATCTGAACCATCCGGCGGATATGCATCTGAGTGCTATGTTCTGGGCTGAACACAGCAAACTTCTGGCCATGTTTACGCGCTAGCTTCAAAAGCACGTAATCAAGAAACATTGACTTACCGTGATTCGGTATGCCTGTCCACACGTGAAAGGTAGATGGCATTATTTTGTAGAGACCATCTATGGACGGCACTCCGATCTCTAGAGGCTTGTCATAGTTGCCGTCATACAGCTCATGTATTTGATGATAGTAATCACGGGTTGTGTAAAGCCCATCCACAGGATACGGGACCGCATTATCAATAGCTTCCTGAAGAGCTTGTGGTCCCTGCTTAACTAGCAGCTCATTAGCATCTTTTATCCCCTGAGGTATTTTGACCTTCCACGCTATATCCTTGCCAAACCTATGCAATATTTCTTGATGCAACGCCCTGCCGGACTCGTCGTTATCTGTAAAAATAATGATCTTCTTTAAGTTTAGAGGGCAGTGAGATAAAGCAGAAAACCTTTTGTCATCAGGCTTCCCCTTAAACTCTTTTGGAGCGCCGTTCGGAAGTGTGGTGGCGTAGTCAATACCTATCTCAGCAAATGACAGGACATCCATCTCGCCCTCTACCCAGATTACTGTGTCCTTATTATGTATGTTGTCGTAATTGTATATGATTGATTTGGCGTCAGATTCTTGCCTAAACCTCTTATCCTTTGTCCGGCTTTTGACGTTCGTCAGTTCACCAAGCTCATTGAAATATGGAAAACAAAACCACTCGCCCTGCTGGTAGAGTTTGTATTTCTCTACGATGGCGTTAGAAATACCACGCTCCTTCATATATTTGAGCATGTCACGATTGTCGGAGTCTTGATTCATTTTTGGCTTCTTGAACTCAGGCGCTCTATATTTAGTCAGCCTCTTACCTTGCTTACTAACATGGCTTGACCACCCGCAATGATGGCAATGCCAGACTGCATTCGCATCGTCCTTGATGGTGAGCGATAACGGATTATCTGAATATTTGTGACCTCCATTGAACCCCTGACATTGTGGGCACTTTATTTTCTGTGTCCCTACAACCATGGTCTTTGGCTGAATCTGATTTCTTTGTAGCGCTTCTGTTAGTGTTACATTCTCATCAATATAATATGACTCGCTCATCCTTAACCCGCTATGAAATTTTTACTAGGTATTGGTTTGATCGGCTTATTTTTATGCTCTTCAAACCTCTTATTATTTAGCCATGTCGCGGCATGGGGTATGAATTGTTCTTCTGTTTGATTGTCCAAGCAACATTGAGCGAAATTACGCACAGCGTTCTGAATCTCAGACAGCTCTTTTTCCTTCAACCTCTGAAACTTCTTAAAGGCCGCGTATTTATTGACCTTGCGCGGATAGACGGCCCAAAACTCTTCAAACGCATCAGAGTATTTATCATCTTTAGTTTCATCTTTAGTATTAGGGGTCACTAACACGGTGGGGGTGGGGTGATCTGCACGGTAAGGGTGGAGTTTTAAGTGATACCTATTGCTAGTCCGACCCCCATGATCAGTGAATCGTGGCTGTATTTCCAGAAGCCCGATGGACTCAAACTCTTTTATGATCTTCTGAACGCCTTTGTGATCTTTTAGGCCTACGATTTGCGCAATGTGCTTGTGGCTTGGGTAGCAAGTTCCCGCCTCATCTGCATAGTTAGCCAATATGACCAGAATCAGTTTTCTTGTGGGAGTAAGACCATCAACCTTAAGCGCAGCAGTTAGGCACTCAAGGCTCATCTCATTAGCTCCTTAGGAACTATCGTTTCATATATGATGTCTTCTGGAAGTACTTTCGCATGCGGTATTACGCCAAAGTTAACGCCATAATTAATAATGGAGTAATACTTAGTCTCGTTATTTGCGCAATAAACAGCCTCCTCAAGAGCCTGTTTGCTCGTCGTAAATATAGCTATCTCTCGCTCGCTCATGTTGATTCCCTCTTTTTCAGCTCCATACAAGCATAATGGTATTCGTCCCAGTATTGAGATGTTTTAGGATTATCTATAGATTCACCCGCCAGAGCAGCTCTTGCCGCGTCATCCCGAATGTATTTGAGGCTCTCCGTGCTTTTCTGAGACATCTCCTCAATCTTCGTGCTATGCCACGATGGGTCAGGATAGTTCATAATTTATCTTTCTCCTCTATATGATTGGCTTGGGCCAGCTTCATTTTCCACATCTTTGGTCAACACAGTCCGACCGTTGACCCATCCGAATGGCAATGCTTGCCCCTCTGGTAGCACGATCAGGTGATATTGGTTAGCAGTATTCACCATGCGGCTCTCGGCAGGAAATATCTGGAACGCATCTCTTTCCACGCCGACTAGCCGATTCTTTATGGTCTGCATATCCTGCCAGTTATTTACAGGGCGCTTATCTTTGCGCTTGATAGATAGCCACGTGCACCTACCCTTCATCGCCTCAATGTGTACTAGCTCGTCAGCCTCTCGGCCACGGTATACTTGCACCTGATAGATGTTATTGACGTACACCTCACGACCCTCTTTACTTAGACCTAATTCGGCCTGTTCCCTCGTCATGTGTGGGTACATCTTGAGTAAGCTATCTACCTGTCGGTCAATCTGGCACTGAGGCATACTTATAACTGCGCGTAGTAGCTTACCGCCTTTCGGATGGATGTCACTCATCTTGCTTTCCCCCTCTTTCCGTTTTATCGCGGTGTGGATACGATCTTGTAAGTCTGCTTCTCCTTCACGACAAGCTCCGAGAGATGCATGCCAGCTACGGCCTTGGCAAAGTCCTGCGCCTCCGCCTCTGTAGCGAAGAAGCAGTCAGGCTTATTATAGACTGTGCCGTCAGCTGGACATGAAACCTGCCAGTATGTGCTCCAAACCTTTTCCCGCTTCATACGGCGCTTCTTACCTGTGCCGTGACATGAGAAACACTCGCCGCCCATGACGTGCGAGTGACGCCAAACAACGCCACTGCCACCGCACTTTTTGCAGGGATAATATTGAGTGTCGCTCATGTGCGCTCCGCTAGAACTTCTTTGATCAAACTGGCAGCATGTCTATCTGCATCGTTGAAGGGTCGGTTACATTTGGCTGCAACCTGAGCATTTCGTCGCTTGGTGTTGGTGAGGTAATCCAGATGCTGGATGAGGTCTTCTGTGTCCCATCCAAGAAAAAGGTTTTTGGTGATTCGTGGCGTTTTCATAGTGACTCCTAATCAATTTATGATTGAATTATGTCGCCTTCGTTAAGAAAAGCAACACCCGAAACGGGTTTTTTTGATATTTTTTCATCTTTTTTTTGTTTTTTTGTGAAAAAAGGTGTTGTTTATTGTATATAGATGACGCATAATTAGTCTTGTAAATTAGGAGGAGTCATATGAAATTTCAAAAAATGCAAGGCGGTCGGATTTGCAAAACCTTCAAAAACGACTGCGTCATCAGAGCCATCAGTTTTGCGATGGACATCCCTTACGCTGAAGCCTTCCAAGACCTGATGGAGCTTGGTATGGAAATAGGCGCATACCCCAACTGCCCTAAAGTCTACGAGACTTACCTCAGCCGGAAAGGTTGGATCAAAATGAAGCCGCCTCGCAACTCCAGAGGCAAACTTATCCGATTCGCAGATTGGGCCGATGCTCCAAAAAAAGCAGTGGTGCACGTGCGCCGTCACCTGACTTGCGTTGACCATGGCTATGTCGTGGACGAGTGGGACTGTCGCCGTTACTGTATCGGCACTTACTGGGCTAAGGGGTGAAAACATTATGAAGAGGCATAAATATACTTATCCGTGGACAAAGAGCCTTAACAAGCTGAAGCGCGAGGCTAAGCGAAACGGCTGGGAGCTAGTGACGTACTGGGATGAGGGCTTCCGCGTAGGATACCTCAAGACCAAGGGAAGAAAGTGGTGGCACATTGTGGATGTGGTGTACCGTGACGGCGGCTATCGGCAGATTACTCGGAGGTTTAAACCACAAGCTGTCCGGTCATAATCACCACTGATATTTATTCCGAAAAGGGTTGCTTTTCATTTAGCGTCAGACATAATAGGTATCGTAAATTGTTGTGATTAACTTGATAGGAGCTACAAAGATGCATACATTGCAATTCAAATCAGAGCACCTCACCAAACTCGCTAAAGGCACGATCAAAAATATGGGCAAGCCATTTGATCTGCCTTACACGGAAGAAACCACTGAAGACTGTGGCTTCATGCTTGTAAAAGACGGTGGTATCTACGTCATGAACGCTTATGACGTTGGCCCAGCTAAAAACAATCTTGTCGCTTACGCTGATGGATACGAACCAGTAGACGCATTCACTTACGACCCTTCAAATTATGTATCCGAAGACGACTTCGCTGTTTTTGTGCCGATTCCCCGAAACTTCTTGGAGGAAATCGCGAGCAACGGAGCTTATGTGGAGCTGGGTCTGCTAGAGGAAGAGATACGAATTAGACTGAAGTACAAGTAGGTTGATTTGCAGTTTATAGCGTAACGGAATATAGTGCGCGGGAAATAAGTGGGAATTATTGGACACTGGAAACCGCGAAAGTGAAACTGACAGCTGAACTCAAAGAGAAGATTCGCATTGAATATGTGCAAGGATTTGAGTCTGAAACAGGTGAGCGTAAGCTATTCAACATTGATGAGCTGGCCAAAAAGCACGATGTAGCACAAACCACCCTATACCGCGCAGCGCAGACAGACGGGTGGAAGCAGCAGCGTCAAGAGTTTCAGCAGGAATATCTGACCCGCCTAGATGCAGAGCGGGCAGAAAATCTCGTCTCAGAGAGCAAAAAGTTTGATAACACAAGCCTGAGCCTTGCAAAACTACTCATGGCGACAGTCGGGCAGCAGCTCCGCAAGAATCAAGAGGCAGAGCAGTCCGGCGGTAAAGGGATTAACCCTTCACAGCTCTACTCTCTCTCCAACGCAGCATTATCCGCGCAACGACTAGCCAAACTGGCGCTCGGAGAGGCCACCACTAATGTCAATGTAAATGCAAACATCAAAGACAACAATGCCTTCAGAGAGGCTATGGAATTGCTTGACTCAGTTGCACAGCAGCGGAGAGAAAGCGACGATAGCGCTGTACACTGATTGGCTTAAGACAGCTAGGGCTAAACAGTTACCACCACGGGCAGAACACTATATCTGGCTTATCCTTGCTGGACGCGGATGGGGTAAAACCAGAACAGGGGCGCAGGACATCGCTCTGTATGCGCTACGTAACTCAGGCGTACAGTGCGCGGTGGTAGCACCAACGCATGGTGACTTACGGAGAGTTTGCTTCAACGGCCCTAGCGGATTGCTATCACTTATCCCGAAAGAGTGTTTCGCTCAATCCAAAGAGTTCAAGGGGTATTCGTCAAGTACGTCAGAGATAAGGCTATTCAACGGCTCAAAGATCACAGGGTTCGCGGCTCAAGAGCCAGAGCGTCTCCGCGGACCGCAGTTTCACAGGGCATGGTGTGACGAGTTAGCGGCATGGCGATATCCGGAGGCCTTTGATCAGCTGATGTTTGGTCTAAGATTAGGCGATAACCCTCAGTGCATAATCACCACAACGCCTAAGCCTACCCCCATGATAAGGACATTGGTGGAGCGAGACGATTGTGTGGTTACGACAGGCAGCACATTTGAGAACGAGGGTAATCTTGCTGCCTCTACAATCAAGATGCTTAGGGAAAAATATGACGGCACCAACATGGGCCGACAGGAGCTGTACGCTGAAATAATTACTGATGTAGACGGTGCATTATGGAAGCCATCCCTGATAGACGGAGAGCGTATCAAGCTATCAGCGGTACAGGAAAAGCTGTCAAGTATTATCGTAGCTGTTGATCCTGCAGTCACAGCAAGCGAATCGTCAGATGAGACGGGCATCGTGGTGGTGGGCAAGGATTCAAATAATGAGTATTATGTGCTGGATGACAAGTCGGGCAGATATAAGCCGGATCAATGGGGCCAAAAAGCGATTGACCTCTTCTATCAGTGGGATGCTGACGTAATCGTTGCCGAAGTCAATAATGGCGGCGATCTAGTTGAGAAGCTAATACGCACTCTTGATACAGGAGTCAGGTTTAAGTCAGTGCATGCCACGCGGGGCAAGCTGGTCAGGGCAGAGCCAATATCGGCGCTGTATGAGCAAGGGAGAGTGCATCATTGTGGTGTTTTCTCCGAACTTGAAACCCAAATGTGTACTTACACAGGCGAGCGCAGTAAGCCATCTCCAGACAGACTAGACGCACTGGTGTGGGGTTTATCCGAGCTAAATAAATCCCGTGGCGAGATTTCTTGGAGAATCAGCTGATGGCGATTTTAGACAATATCAAGAGTTTATTAACTGGCAGTCAACCACAGATAGAAACAAAGGAAACTGGCCCGATGGTCGGTTACTTTGGCATCAATAGCACTCAAGTCCGTATGTTCAACTACGGCGACCTCGCGACAGAGGGCTATCTAAAAAACGCTATCGTCTACCGATGCGTCAATGAGATCAGCAAGGGAGCGTCTGCAGTCCCGTTTATGGTGAAAAGCGGAGACGATGTTCTTGAGTCACATCCGCTTATCTCGCTACTGGAGCGCCCAAACCCTCTACAAAGCTACTCAGAATTTTTTAACAGTTTATTTGGTTTCCTTCTGCTGTCCGGTAACTCATATGTTTTAGGCATCAATGGTACGGGTGGCCCGCGAGAGATGCATCTACTCCGACCCGATCGCATAATGGTAAAGGGAAACAAGGCTGGCGTCTTCCCTGAAAAGTATGAGTACACAGTAAACGGGGTGCTGAAAGCCAGCTATGAAGTAGATCAGGAAAATGGCTTCTCAGAGCTAAAGCAGATAAAGCTGTGGCATCCGATGGATGACTATTATGGCTGCTCACCTCTAACGGCGGCAGCGATGGAGGTAGATCAGCATAACTCTGCAACAAGGCACAACATTAATCTATTGGAGAACGGAGCAAGGCCATCAGGTGCGGTGATATTTAAGCCAAAAGATGAGGCGGGCTATCAGATGCAGCTATCAGAGTCCCAAAGGCAGCAGATACTTACAGACCTGAACAGGCGTTTTACTGGGAGTAAAAACGCGGGCAGACCGTTACTGCTAGAAGGTGACTTTGACTGGCGTGAGATGGGCCTGTCTCCAAAGGATATGGACTTTCTCAATCTCAAGCATATGAGCGCAACAGACATCGCTCTGTGTTTTGGCGTACCGTCACAACTTGTAGGCGTACCAGACAGTCAGACGTACAGCAACGTAGCAGAGGCTCGGCTGGCTCTGTATGAGGAAACAATCATCCCGTATCTACGGAAAGTAGAGTCCGACATGAACGAATGGCTTGTGCCACAGTTCAACGAAGATTTGGTATTTGAGTACGATGTTGACAAGATTCCGGCCTTGTCTGAGAGGCGGCGGATCATCTACAGCAACGTCATTGCAGCAGTGGACAAGGGCATCATGACCCGCAACGAGGCTAGAGAGATGGTAGGTTTGTCGCCTGTAGATGGCGCAGATGACTTGCTTGTTCCAGCTAACTTATTCGCTCTCAATGACGGCCAAACACCAGAGGCTGAAGACCCAGAGGATGAGGAGGAGGTTGATCTTTATGATACGGAGCGGATTGACAGCAAGCAGAAAACAAATTTCCCGAAACGCGGTGACGATGAAAAAATCAGTCTGAGAAACAGTAATTATCCACAGTTTAGTTACAGCTTTGCCAAGGCTCTGAAAGATGATAATAGCGCTGTTGGGCGGAAAGTATGGGGAGCCGGAGGGAACATACGTGGCAATGAGGCTTACTCACTTTGGACAAAAGCGCGACAAGGCTCTACAACACCAGCAGTGCTAGATTGGATCAAAGAGCGCGAGGCATGGGCCGCTCGGCATACCGTCAACGATGGCAATGCCTTCATCGGCGGGAAAACAGAGCCGAACCTCTCCAATATCGGCGGTGTGGTAGCCATGATCAAGTGGGGAACGATTAACCCTAAACTTGGTGAGCAGGGCATGAAGGATGTAATCCTAGAAGTCGTAAAGAAGCTAGAGGGCAGAAAAGACCCAGACAAAGAGGATGACGGCTATATATCAATGAAATATGGCGCTCTGGAAGAAAAGGTCACAGCGGCTGTTAAGCGTGGATTGCAGGGCAAAGTAGATAAGCACAACGAGAAATATGGGGATAAGCCTACAAAAAGAGCGACATTGCGAATGCTCACAGCTGTGTTCAATCGTGGTGTAGGAGCCTACAACAGCAATCCGGCAAGCGTCAGACCAAGTGTGCGCGGCCCAGAACAGTGGGCGTATGCGAGGGTCAATAGTTTTCTTTTCGCTTTAAGAACAGGGCGTTTCCAAGGCGGGAAGCATGACACAGACCTGTTCCCCAAAGGCCATCCATTGAGCAGTAAGAAATGACAGAAACCGCCCGAACATATTACTACAAGTGCAAAGTCGTGCGGATAATTGACGGTGACACGATAGTGGTAGACGTAGATCAGGGCTTTGATGATTGGAAACATAAACAAAAAGTCCGATTGGCGGGTATTGATACGCCGGAAAGCAGAACCCGCAATAAGGCCGAGAAGGTGCTTGGGCTAGCCGCAAAGGAAAGAGTCAAAGAGCTATGCGGTGATGAGGTCTACATACAGTCTTTAGGGACAGGGAAATACGGGAGGATACTGGCGATCCCTCATACGGCAAGTGGTGAGAACATCTGCGAAATACTTATCAAAGAGGGACACGCCGTTGAGTACTGGGGCGGCAAGAAAACAAAAGTTTGGGCATAAACAGATAAGGCAGTTCCGGCAGGGACGAGTCAATGCCCGAAAATACCTTGCACAGCAGAAGCGCATGCAATCTGTACGCTCACGGCGGCTGCAAAAAAAGCTAGACACAGCATTCCGTAAAGACACGAGGATTATCGTAGGACAAATACGTAGCGGGCTTCAGCCAGATTACGACTCCTCAATCCGCCGCAAAGAGGTTGAAATATACGCGACCGTCAGAGCCGAGATTCAGAGGCTGTTCAATACTATCGTAGAGATAAATGATGAAAAGTATGACGCAGTCTTCAACAAACAGGTGGACTTGGGTTTTGGGTTCAACAGACAGGCAGCTATATCGGCTTGGATGGACGAATACATGACCACACGCGAAATTATATTCGCAAATATTACACAGTCCATGACACGCAGAATATTCAACGATCTCATAGAGTTAGAGGCTGAAGGGCTTGGTATTGACGCTGTCGCTCGTCAGATAAGCCGTAAATATCTTGCGGTGAGTAGGAAACGAGCAGCTCTCATCGCAAGGACAGAAATACATAATGCTGCTGGGTATGGCCAGCATAATTACCATAAGTCGTTGAGCACTGATCTCGGTGTCTATATGACAAAAGAGTGGGTAGCTACAGCCGATGACCGAACGCGGTCAGCTCACGCAGAGATGAACGGCACAAAGGTAGGCATGGACGAGCCGTTCATGATGCCCAATGGTACAGAGATGCAGTACACTGGTGATCCCGCTGGGGGTGCGGCCAATGTGATAAACTGCAGGTGCGCAATCGTTTACATTGACCCAGAGGATGAGGTGACATAGTGTTGTAGTTCAAGCTACTGAAGTATAAACTTATATCCCCATCAGCGTAGCTACGCGACCCATTGATTAGCCAATCACGATAATAATCTGTATCAGAGGAATCCATTATGACAGATGGAACAAATCCGGTTGATCGCATCCTAGAGCTTTGCAAGGCACTGGATGAGGGTCTGGATGCTGAAAGTAAAGAGCAAATCCGGCGTGATGTCTTCACGACAGAGGAGGAGGCACAGGAGCGGGCGGAGGAGATCGGCTGCACCGGAACTCATTCTCACGATGAGGACGGCAACGAAGTATTTATGCCATGCGCTACACACGATGAGTACATAGAGCGCACGGGCATTGATGTTGCGGGTAAGCAGGATGAGCCAGCAGAAGAGGAATATCTGGACTTCCGATCAGACATAAAGGCATACCAAGACGATGACGAGGATGAGGAGAAGGGTACATTTGAAGGGTACGGCTCCATATTCAACAACAAAGACCTCGGAAATGATGTGGTTATGCGTGGCGCGTTTGCTAAGTCCTTGCGGCGAACAGGGCCAAAGGGCGTCAAAATGCTCTACCAGCATAAGACAGATATGCCGATTGGCGTCTTTGAGAGCATCAAAGAAGATGAAGATGGCCTTAAAGTAAAAGGCAAGCTGGCGCTTGGAACACAAGCGGGCCGCGAAGCATACGAATTGATGAAGATGGGCGCACTTGACGGCCTGTCCATTGGCTTTCGGGTAGCACCTAAAGGTCAAGAATATGACAATCGCCGTAAGCGGCGGAACATTAAGGAAGTAGAATTGATGGAGATCAGCTTGGTCACATTTCCGATGAATCCCAAAGCTAGGGTCAGATCGGTCAAAGGTGATGAGCTGTCTATCAGAGAATGGGAAGGCGGTCTGCGTGATGCTTTCCAATTATCCCGTTCAGAGGCCAAAGTGGCGGCTAAAGCTGTCCACAAGGCATTTAATCAGCGAGAGGCTGAAGAGAACGCAGGAGTGATTGAATCGCTCCAATCTTTAACCAGCAAACTCAAACACCTATGAGGAGTTCCTATGTCTGAAGACATAAAAAAGACGCTCTCTCAGTACGGCGAGGCTTTTGACGAGTTCAAAAAGTCCTACGACGAAAAACTGGAGAACATAGCCAAAGGTGTTACTGATCCACTTCTGGACGGAAAAATTGATGCGATTGAAGCAAAGATGGATTCGCTGGAGAACGTGAATCAGCAACTGATGGCTCAAAAGGCACACGCTGAGAAGATGGAAGAGCAGATGGATAGGCTGGAAACAGCTCTCCGCCGCCCTTCCTCTGGTTTCAGCGCGAAGCAAATTGACGAAAGCCATGCCGCTTGGGACAAGTATTGTCGCAAAGGCATTGAAGGGCTGGAGCCTGATGAGAAGAAGGCTTTGACCGTCAGCAATGACACCACAGGTGGCTATCTTGCGCCGCCAGAGTATGTTCGTGAGTTAATCAAGACCGTGACAGAGATTTCTCCAATACGATCAATCTCTCGCGTCCGTACCACGGCACAACGTAGCATTCAGCTTCCAAAGCGCACAGGGCAGTTCGCTGCACAGTGGGTGGCGGAGTCTGGCACTCGCAGTGAGACAACTGGCTACACTGTAGGTCTGGAAGAGATACCAGCGCATGAATACTACGCTCTGGTGGATATTTCTGAGCAAGACCTTGAAGATTCAGTGTTTGACCTTGAGGCAGAAATGCAAGCTGAATTTGCCGAGCAATTCGCAAAAGCAGAAGGCACAGCATTTGTCTCAGGCGATGCTGTAGGTAAGCCGGAGGGTTTTCTGACAAACAGCAGCGTAGCCTCTGTGAACTCAGGAGCCGCTGGTGCATTGACTGCGGACGGTCTTATAACTTTGGTGCATAGTATCAAAGCTGAATATGGCCGTGCGGGTGTATTCGTATTTAATCGCTCAACCTTGGCGGACATCCGCAAGCTGAAGGACACTGCTGGTCAGTATGTCTTTCAGGCTGGCATGATGCTTCAAGGCGGAGTGACCAATACAATTCTCGGCTACGGATATGTAGAAGCGACAGATATGCCTGACGTTGCGGCTAGTGCAAAGCCTGTGGCGTTTGGTGACTTCCGAAGAGCATATATGATCGTTGATCGTGTGGCTCTGGCTGTCTTGCGTGATCCTTTCACACAAGCAACCACCGGAAATGTCCGATATGTAGCTCGTCGCCGCGTGGGTGGTCAGGTCATACTGGCTGAGGCTATCGTCAAGCAGAACATTAGTTCTTAACGGAGGCGACATGAAAGATTTAGCTAATAGCATATCGGCTGTTCAGTCATTAGCTCCGGCAGTACGCACTGCTGACGCAAATGGCACTGGCGTTGATCTCCAGTTCTTTGAATCTGCCACGGTTGTGGTGGATACAGGGATAGAGGGCGACACACTTAGCTCATCAGTAAAGATTGATTTCATCCTTGAAGAATCATCTGATAACAGCACTTTTACTGCCGTAACAAGCAGCACAAGTGTTACTGATGGGGCCGTGGATTCGTCTGGCATCTTTTTGACTTTGGATGCCAACGGGGAAACTCCCCAGATAACCACTATCGGTTATGTTGGGGGCGCTCAGTACATCAGGGTCAAAGCTGATTTCACAGGCACACACTCCAACGGTACGCCTATTTCGGCGTCCGTCATCAAGGGTGCGCCTAGACACAGCACTGATGCTGATACACTTTCTACAGCCTAGTAGATGGATGGCAGGGGGAGCTTTGGCTCCCCTTGTTATTTAAGGAGCGAATATGTCTACATATAAAATTCTTGTCCCCAAGCCAGCCGCGAAGGATGAATCAGGTGCTACCACTGGGCTGTACGCAGCCGACGAGATAGTTACTCCTTCCGCAGAATGGCAACAGAAAATCATGGACACATTCGTGGAAAACGGATGGGCCATAGAGGTTAAGACTGTTGAGCCAGAGGTCAGCATCACCGTAGAAGCAGAGATAGTCGCTGAAGAGAACGTGACGCTAACGGTAGATGAGGCCACGGTAGAGGTTGAGCCGCCCAAGAAAAAGCGAGGCAGACCCAAGAAAAACCCTGAACCCGAAGAGGGGTAAAGCATGACAACGCTTCTTTTGGTGGAGGGTGACACCAAGGCACAGATACAAGCAACTATCACCCGCTCTGACACTGGTTCTGCTGTTGATCTAAACAACACAAGCTCAGTGGTTATGCGCTTCCGCAAAGAGTTTTCATCTACGTTGATCGCAACG